TCCTAAAGCTTATAGTTGTGGCTATGTTGATTATTTAGATGCAAACAATCTAAATGAAGATGAAGAAAATGAAGAAAGCGAGGATGAATGAAAAAAGCAAAAGCTAATAAAAAAATATTAAAAGCGGTTGATGATATACAAAAAAATTATCAAATAATTATAGAGGGTAATCAAATAAAAAATAAAAGTGAAAAAAAAATTATTCATTATTTGTTTCAAGATTTATCAGATAAATTATTGGATAATGTATAGGGGGAATAAATGAAAAAATGGAAAGTATCAAATATAGTTAGAGGTTATCAAATAGAAGAGAACTATGTATTAGCCAATGATGAAGATGAGGCTTATGAAAAAATGGAAAATGAAGAATACATTGGTGAGTGGAAAATAGTTAAAGATGAAATGTCAACAGAAGATATAGAAATAATAGAAAGCGAGGAATAAATGAGTAGTATAGAATTTTATTGTTCATTAACTTTTATTTTTTTAATAACATTAATGATCGTAACAATATAACAAGGGGATTAAATGACACGATTAACACCAGATCATTTTGAGGTAATTGATAGCAACAAAGCTAGAAATTATGAGAGAAAAAAAAGTGAGCAACAAAGAAAACATGAGTTGTTTATAGATGGTAGAGATCAACTTGATAAGATAGCTAATGCCTATAACAAAGCAGAAAACAAAGAGATCAAAGAAGTTTATAAAAAGAAATGGTTTGATCTAGTTAAATTATATGCAGAAAAAATTAAGCAAAAATAATTTAATTAAATTACAAAGAGAAACTTTAAAAAATATCTTGAGTAGTAAAGGTATTATATATCGTTACTACTTGAGACATCTTCAGCAGAAACATCAATCAAATCGTTTCCATCATCCCAACTAATAGACATCTTAGTATCAATATCTTGCTTGATAGTTTTATTATCCGAATATAAATCTGTAATCTTTCCCGCAACCCATTGAATAAATTTCGTTTTTTCTCTAATCCAGAGCACTTCGTTTGGGGATTCAATTTCTTGATAAGAAAATACTTGCATAAGTTTATCGATTAAAGTTTGAACACCTAACTTTCTAGCCTCAAGTATTCTCTTCTCTAATTCTGGATTTTTTCTTAAGTAAGCGTAAAACTTCATCAAGCTGAACGGATACTGCTTGTCTTCTAGTATCTCGGAAAGCGTCAAACCTCTTACCAATTTTTCTTCTATGGTATATAGACTTTTCTCGTCTAACAATTCTTGGTTTTGTTTTGGTGTAATAGTATTCTTTGAGTTGCTCATCTGTATAATTTTTAAATTGTATTAACTTTGATAATTGTTTTATTCTAGTTTCATCCGTGTAATTTGTTTTATTAAACTTATCATAATTTGCGTAACCATGATACTTACATTTAAAAGTTTTCCCATCAGATAGTGGATAACCCTTCATTCTACAAGGTATTTTTAAACCTTTACGAAGTCCAGCACGGGTATTTCCTTGACAGAATACCTTTCTCATTGGTCTACCCACCATGATTATTTATTTTCCCATGGCTTAATATTATTTCTAATATAATATTCTTTTTTCTGTTTATATCTTGAGTTGGTATTCTTTTGGACACTCTTCAACGCACCTAATATCTTCTCACTACTAACATAAGTTTTATTTTCGTATTGTTCTTTGTGTTGTAAAGCTAACTTACAATAATAAACATTAGTTTTATCTTGTTCTAATTCTTCAATAGGGAGTTTAGATAATTCCTCTATTATTTTCTCCCTATTCCCTGCTAAACCTTTAACAATTTTATTAACCTTATTATCTAATGTATATTGTTCTTCTAATGTAGGTAATGTTTGGCTATCTGGCGTTAAATATTTGGCTATCTGAGGTTTATCATAAGTGTTTTCAGCTTTCAAAAAAGTATCATTAACAATATAAGTTTTACCAGATCGACCTCTAATATCTGATATAATATTTAGCTTAGAAAGTTTAGATAAAGCGGTTTTAACTGTGGATCTACACAAACCTGTGTCTTTTGATATAGTTTCGTGCCTTAAATTTGCCTTATATCCATTCTTCTTCCAAGCATATTTCATAACAGATAAGAAAACATTTAAACAGGTAGATTTCTCTTCCCCATTTAAAATATCTAAGTGATGGTATAGTTTATAGGTTATATGTAGAAAACCTCTGGTTGTTATATTCATTTTTTCTCCTTTTATTACAGTTTATTACAACTTTTATGGTGGTGGTCGTGCAAAGATCGTAAAACTTGATACCATTCAAGCTCCGTCATCAATTCAAACTCTGTCTTAGAGCTACGCACACGCTTGATCCTAAAGGTTAGAGTACCTTGTGTCGATTCTTTGTAAAATACGAGCCAGCAAGGTATATTTAAGCGTTTAGCAATGATCTTTGACAGGGTTGTAGACTTATATTTCTGACCTTTGTCATAGCAAGTCTCAATGATAGCTAAAGGTTCATAACAATGCTGACAACATTCAACACTATCAATATCAATCATGGCAATGCCGTCATATTTTCTGTGCCAATCATTATAGACACCATTACTGAAAGCATAAGTGTATCGTGCCATTATTTTTTCTTTAATTTTTCTTTTAAGGTTTTGATTTCATATTCCTTAACAGTAATCTCAGTTTCTAAGCTATCAATTATCTTAAGAAGTTTAGTTATCTCACGCTTATGGCGTTTCAATTCCTCTGGACATCCAACCTCTTCAAATATATTATCGTATGTCATTTTTCATATATAATTTTTTTTACTACACACCTTGGATAACAAGATACATTACCCACAGATAGCTTACCACCATCATAAGAATAACTACTAAATATGGTAATCTTCTTCGGAGTTTTTTCATACAAGTATCCTATATCTTCACACCAAGAAAAATTAAAGTCATCAACATCCTGTAAATCATCATACCAATTTGATGAACTACAAATGTCTTGCCAAATTACTCGAACCTTTTTGTAGGGTAATTTATTTTTGGGTTGCTTCGTAATAGGCTTCATATAAATCCTTATAATCTACTTCATTGTTAGTAAGTTGTTTTATCTTAGCTACAATATGTGGCTTTGGAAAACGCTTGTCATTCTTAACTGTCAAGCAAATTCTTTGAGCAGTAGTCGCAGGATTTATACCTTTAAACCCTAGCTTTAAACCTAGATTATAATAAGATAGTTTTTCTTTGAGTCGCCAATCATTTAGTTTCATTTGATTTCCTTTGTTTGTTATATTTTTAGGTTATATATACATAAGATAAAAGGTTTGACAACTATTTTATTTAGTGTATACACATTTAAAAATAGGAAGGAAAAAAATGGATAACGAACAAATAAAAAAAGCATTCTCAATATTCAATGGCGGTGATGGTTTAGATCATTGGTCATACTCAAGCACCTCTACCCCTATGGCTAAGAATTTAATTTCTTATTCGTTCCCGCAAGAAGTTAGAAGGAAGTTTCCTTTTAGATACAAACCTAACTTTGGAAATTTAGTTAATAATGTGGTGCAGAAATTAATTGCAGATGTAATTTATAAATCAAAAACAATTAAAGAAACACAATGGGATATAGATTTTAATACCTGTTTTAAAAATGAATTAGAAAATATAAATGCAAAACCACCTGTTGATGCAAAGGATAAATTCGGCAGAGAAGCTATGATTAAATTTGCAATGGATTGTATTCCAATCACAAAAGAAGTTGTTGGTAAAATTGTAGGCAATGACAAGTTAGTTTGCGAAAGATATGTTGAAGTTAAAGAAGAGTTAATGATCAAACCAATACTAGGTAGAGTAGACTACGAAACTAAAACAAAATTTATAGAACTAAAAACTAAGCCACCTAATTTAAAAAAGGTTAAAGGTAAAGATGAGTGGAACATGATCACTCAAGAACTACCAAGCGAACCAACGATTGAGAACTTAACACAGACTTCATTTTACTTTATAGCAACTGGGAAGATACCCTTCTTAGTTTATGTTAATGACAAAGATTATATTATCTTTGATCAAAGCCATGAGTTGATGAAGGCAGATCATTTAGAATTTTTGTATAACAAAATGGTACAAAAAATTTTAACATGGGAAAAGATGATTATGTTTTGTGATGGAGACATCAATCAGTTAGCAATGATGTGCGAACCACCAGATCTAAATCATTTCTTTTACTATAAAGATCTAGCAGAAGAACAAAAACAATTAATAACCAAACTATGGGGAATGACAACATGAGTGATAAATTAAAAATATGGAATGCGTTAGAAAAAACTAATCCATTACACACTAAAAAAGCACCAAGCAAATATGGTAAAACAATTACAACCATTGATGCTATGCACCAGATAAAAAATATGACAGCAGCATTTGGTCCAGTAGGTAAAGGTTGGAGTTATGATGTTAAGTATCATTACGCAGAAAAATTAATCTTTGCAGAAGTTAAGATCAGATACTGTTTACAAGGTGAGTGGTATAGCTATGGTCCAGTATGTTCGGTTGCACCACTTGGAAACAATAGAGGATTAGATGATGAAGCACCAAAGAAAGCTATGACAGATGCGTTGACAAAAGCATTTAGTCATCTTGGTTTGAACGCTGATATATTCTTAGGAAAATTTGATAACAATAAATATGTTCAAGAAGTTACTGAACATTTCAAACAAAATTCTGTGGGAGTAACTACAGGATCTACATCAAATAATGGTGTAGCAAATAACAACCGACAAGTAAGTCGATAAAGGAGAAACAATGTCTGAACAATCAGAAAATATATATATCAATCTAGTTAAGAACCCTAAGTGGGATGGTGTTGAAAGTAATCAACCTATCTATGTTGGTCCGCCAAATGTGGAAGCACAACAAAAGGGTAAGAACTGGACCGTTGGTGCTAAAATCAATGGCGTTTGGTATAACCAAGCTGCGTTCCCAACTAAAGATAAAAATGGGAATAAAGTTCCAGGTGGATTAACAATTAAGTTGACACCTTCTGGTGCAGGTAAAAAAAATGACTTTGCATCTGGATCAAGTAGTGGTAATGATGAATATACTTTTTAACTTAGGCTAAAAAGTATCTAGCAGGGTGGGGTTTTTTTCCCTTTCTATTCGTTTCCCCACCTTGCTAAAAAAACAGAATAAATATGAGCAAGATAACAGACTTAGATAAAAAAATTAAAGACAGTATAGTTGAGGATCGACAAAAAGATTACGGAGATTACCAACATAACTTTACTATCCTTGCTGAAATGTTTACATTGGTATTGTTTGATAGTTTAAAAAAACGAATCAAGCCACACCAAGTAGGTCATATCATGATGGCATTAAAATTATTTAGATCAACACGAAGTTATAAGGCAGATAATTATCACGATCTATCTATCTATAATGATATGGCATTTGAGTTACACAAAAAAGATGTTGCCAAAAAGGATAAAGTATGACAAAATTTAAAAGAATTATCAATGGGGAGTGTCATTTTGAAATGATCGAACTCTTTGATGATGTACAAAAAGCTGCAAACAACTCGAACAGAGGAGAGTTTGTAGAATGCAAGATCCATAATCTTAGATTTGATTTTGCAAAAGTAACAAAGGAGCATGATGAAAAACATCAAGATGCGTCTGCAAAAGCTGAAGGATCTTCAAGAGAAGAAACATCAGAAGTATCTGGAAGCAAAACAAAAAGTAAATAAGTATCAACAAGATTCTTATAGATTACAACAAGATTCTTATAGATTACTTTGGAAAATTGAGCAGACAAAAGAACAGTTAATGGCAAGTTAAGTTATTAACTTTATAGTTGAAAAAAAAAGAAAGAAAACAGTAGGGGATCTATGACCATAAATGTAAGTGAGCATTACAAAAAACACATTAAAAATCTAAACAACAATCATTTTATCTACAAAGTTAAGAAAGCATTTTATCTTCTCACGAACCAAGAAGAAAGATTATATGAGGTAGGGTTCTCGGAAGGATTTTTATATGCAGCTAAAGTTCTGCAAGAAAAAAAAGAAATAGTAGATAGTAACAAAAGAGTAATTGGTGTTGGATATAAAACCGCCAACCCAAAATTAATTGATAAAGCATTCGATCATGTATGCTCTAAGTATTACATTGGTAAGAAAACTTTACTAAGTAAGGATAGACACAGAGAGATTGTAAGAGTTAGAAGCATCATGCACAATCTTTTATTTGAAGAGTTTGGTATTAGCATATCTTCTATTGGTAGATACTTTAATCAAGATCACACCACAGTTTTATATTCATTAAACAATAAACAAAATCAAACTAGATATTGGGGAAGGGAGTATTCAATATGGCAGGAGTACGAAGAAATAAAAAAGGTATTGTCGGAGTCAACTGGCATTTAAAGTTAAGATTAAAGATAGAGACTTTAGAAAACCTAGTTGATAAACTGTATAGAGAAAACCAAAAGATGAAACGAAGATTAGAAAAGCACGAAGGTACTAGAAGTACAGTTAATTATTATAACAATAAAACTATTTCTTCTTCTTAGGAAAACCCATCTTCATATTCTTATATGCTTTAGCAGAGATGGTAGATTTTTTTTTAGATCTACTAATACCTTTTTTCTTTCGTTGATTGATGTTGTAGTACAAACCTTTTTTTGGCATTAGTATTTACCTTTTGATTTCATCTTCATACCTTTTTTCTTTGCGTATGCTTTAGCTTTTTTCTTACCAGTAGCTGTGTAACTGAACTTCTTTTTTCCTACCATTGGCATTTTGTTTCTCCTGTTGTTGTTTATATTTTAATTCACAATAGTTATCGAAGCAAGAACCATCTTTACCATCATGGCAAAAGTATTCTTTTTTAAGAGTAACTATCCATCCACCTTCATTACTTAATAATTGTTTACCGCATTCCTTGCAGTAACCACAAACTAATACTGTTGATTTCTTTTTAACCCAACCTTTTTTTTTAGCTACCATGCTTTGCAAGACCAATATCTAGGTGTTAGTTTATTGGTAGCTGTAGAGCATTTGTGTCTAGCTCTGAAACTCTTTCGTCTTGCAGGTATTTGTTTCTTGATTGACATCTTTGGATCGCCAAATCGAACTAGCTTAACTTTCTTTCCTACCTTTGCAAGAACAGCAGATTTCTTTTTAGCACCTGGAGTTCTTTTAGGTTTATTGTAACCAGAAAATCTTTCGCCTCTATATGTTATTGCCATTACTTCTCCTTAATAATTTTTTTTATAGTTATACTCCCATCAATATTTTTTTCAATCTCTGCATTAACTTCTCCACACATGAATTGTTTATTATCCATACTCATATTTCTTGTAGCTTCTCGTTTCATTTTTAAACAAGTAGATAAATTATCTTGTATTCTATGCTCAACAAGCTCACCATTAATAAATAAACATAATGCAAATACTAATTTAGTGATCGCCATTGAGTTTACCTATGTTTGCTCTAACTGAGTCTTTTAATTTCTCTACATCAACTAAAATTTTATCTATATCTTTTTGTAGTCTTTCAATGTTTACTTTGTTTGTCATGTTTTGTTCTTGAGTCTTTTCTAATTTTTCTACTTGAGCTGCTATGTGTTCTAGCAACATGAACTGTTCTTGATCGATTGGTTTTTGTACTGAAGCCTCAAGTAAATCTTGTTCAAAGAGTTGGTTCTTAGTTTCTAATTGATTAAGTCTTTCAATCACTCCAAAACTAAACCATGCACCGACAACGATTGCAGAAATTAAACCTATTAAATTTCTAAGTGGTAATCCAATGTTAGTGTTATCATTGATTTTCATTTCGCAACTTTACCTTTGTTTATACCTTTTTTAATTACATAATCTTGTGTACCATTAGCACCATGGTTTACTTCTTTCTTTAGAAGTTTAAATATTTCTAGTTCTTTTAATTTCTTTTCTAATTTCTTACTATACATTTCAATAGTTTTAGTATCTCTCATCTTTTTTT